TTCTTCAATTGTTTTACTAGCAATTGACCTAATTCTTCTAGTTCCTCTGTTGATATAAGAGCAAACATTAAATCAGCCGTTGCTGGCAAACCAAACGATTCAGATGTATCCTCAAGACCGACATCAGTATTACTGAAACCAGACCTCGTGGTCTGTGTTGCCGATACTATTGGAACATTGAATTCCACAGCCAATCCCCGAAGTTCTTCGGCTATGGCTTTAATATAAGTATAACTATTTATACTTCCGCCCATGCCACGCATGCGACTTGAGGCGCAAATATTTAAATAGTCAATATATATCATATCAGGCTTAAATGTCTTTTTGAGTTTAAGCTCATTAAGTAAAGCTCTGAAATGACCAGTGTGTGCAGAACCAGTAGGATATTCTTTCACTATAAGTTTACCTACAGATGATTTTGCAATTTTTCCAATCTTATCATCGAATACATTTTTAGGTAATGACCCAAGAGATTCGATTGGAAGGTTCATAAGATTCGCATCAATTCTTTCAGCGATTCTTTCTTCAGCCATTTCCATTGTTATGTACAAAACATTCTTTCCTTGATTAAGTACTCCTGCTGCACAATGACACATGAATAATGACTTACCTACGCCTGTACCGGCTAAGGCAATGTTAAGTGTCTTATTAGGTAGACCACCTTTTGTTATTTTATTAAAGTAATCTAAGTCAAACGGTATTCTATCTTCTTTACGATTATAAAAATCAAACCTTTGTTCGCTATCATCAATATAATCATGACCTATTTGTTCGTCAAACGAAACACCAAGAGCTTCAGATAGTATTTCAGGTATAGCACCTTCACTTCTTTCTTTATCTTTGCCATCAATGATTCCTATTGAATCCATAATAGCATTATAAACTGCTCTTTCTTTACACCATTTTTCTGCTTCAGTAATTAGGTAATCAGTATCGATATCAGATTTATCGATAATTTCTGTGACTAATCTTTGAGCATTGTTTAATATATCTTCAGGAGCTTGTATTTTCTTTAACTCAAGCTCTAAGATTTTTGATGTTGGTAATTTATTATGTTTGCTTACAAATTGGACTATAAGGTCGAACACAGTCTTGTGTGTACCTTCAAAATACTCATTCTTTAAATAAGGAACTACTCTTCTACAAAATTCTTCGTTATGAAGAAGATGATTTAGTATGTGTGTCGGTAGTTGATTCTCCATTTCCAATTCCTATTGTTGATAAATTATTTTCTTTAGCATAATCTAAAGAATCTGTTATTATATATTGTAGTATTGAACCTAAGTAATTCTTAAATGATTCATCTTTCTCAAGTTCATCTACACTAAAATCTGCTGGGTCTTTTACTGTAAAGTTAAAGCTTAATGTTGCCATATCTAAAGCAGTATCTTCTTTGACACCAACTTGTCCATATATGACTATAACATTCTTCCAAGTACCTGTTTTAAGTTTGACACCTTGAAATGCGCTTGATTCATTCTCTACAATTGAGTAATCATTTTGATTTACGTTATACATCTTCTGACTCTATATCAAGGTCAATATCAACCATTGGTCTATGTCCAATAGAATAATATGTTTTGACAAATTCTTTAAAGTCTGTATTTTCAAAGATTGGCTCCCAAAACTTTTTCTTAAGAGTATCTTTTTCTCTTACTTTAGGTTCTAGTATTTCTCCTGTCTTCATATCGACTTGAGCATACCAACCAACATTTGGTTTAACTACATATCCACCAGCCATTGCAACATCAAGTAATCCTGAATATTGAGCAATACCACCTTCCCACGTTACTGAGATTGGCACTTTAGATTTTTCTTTTACAAACCTTGACTTCTCTACATTGATTACAAAATGATACCCTTGTATTTCAGTACCTTTTTTCTCTTGACGTCTTCCAATAATCCATATATTGTCTGATGAGTAATAGATACCTGTACCACCTGAAACAACTGCTTTAGGAAACAATCCAATTTCTTGATAGGTATGATTAACAGCAAGTAAAGGAACATTCTTCATGGTTAGATAAGGAGTAATCATTCTGAATAATCCCTTTAATGCTTTAGCTCTCGACATGTCAGCAACTGACTTTTCGTTGAGGGCATCTTCCAACTCTTTCTTAGAGGCTAAGTTTCCAATTGAATCAATAACAACAATTACTTTATCTCCTCTTTCGATATTCTCAAGTTGGCCTACCAAATCGAACTTTAACTGTTCGACATTTTGGACTGGTGTATGCAATACTCTTTCGGTATCAATGCCGAATGATTCGAAATAAGATTGGGGTGAACCAAACTCTGAATCATAAAAGAGCATTACTGCATCTTCATGTTGTTTAAGATAGGCTGCACCCATCAATAAAGCAAATGAAGTTTTGAAATGTTTTGAAGGGCCAGCAAGAACTGTAAGTCCTGAAGTTAATCCTCCATCAATATCACCTGATAACGCAACGTTAACCATTGGAACATCAGTGACGGTTATATCCTTTTCAGCAAATAATACTGAATCAGATAGAATAGATGTATCTTTGATTTTACTATTCTTTTTTAATTTATCCATTATAGACATATTATCTTCTCCTAGCCTTTGATGGCTTTGTGAACGCATCTAGCATTCTTTGTTGTTTACGACTTCTTGATACTGCTTCAGCTTTTTTTCTTTTTCTTTTAGCTGTAGGTTTTTCATAGAATTCTCTTTCGCGTACTTCTTGTACGATACCTGCATTATCGCAAGCTTTTTTGAATCTTCTTAGACCAATATCAAAAGGCATTTCTTTTGGCGGTCTTTTGTCCTTAGGATTACGATTCTTCCTAGGTGTTAAGTCTATACTTGGCATATTTCTCCGTTGTTATTAATTTCTATAGTACTATTATACCATAAAATCAGTGAGTTGTAAACTGTTTTTTTCATATTTGTATGTTCTTTTTTTGTTATCCTGTACTAGGAATTTTGTATCAACCATTTCTAACTGATTGTTTAAATATCGTTGAACCATTCTTGCTGCATGTTCAGCTGTCGTCACTGGCACATTTTGGCAAATATGATTAAGCGATTTCTTTGGTTCAAGTAATATAAAATCTTCTGGTAGTTTCATAAGAGATAAAGCTTCACGTACTGTTAAATATCTATCTTCATCAGGATGAGTTAATTGAGTTGGCATATGACCGACAAAAGCTCCTATTTTATCTTTAGGTATTTCAGTTGTCTTTCTCATGATGTTTCCACCTGATTTAAGTTTATGATATTGTCTATCACATTTCTTTGCGACATTATCATAACCATTTTCTCTCATCCACTTTGCTACTTCTTTGTATGTTGTTCTTTCTTCTATATAATCCATAGGGTTAGTTGTTTTTTCAATCTTATCTTGAAATTCAGTATGAGTAATACCACCTTCTAATACTTCTAATACATATCTATAATATGGTTCTTCTGATGGAATCTTTTCATTACAAAGTATTTGACTCATTGGGTCATCATCTCTTCTTTCAACTGCTCTTATATCGTCAGCTATCATTGTTGGTTTTTCTAATACATATTCAAACAATGGTACTTCATCTCCTTTCCAAAAGAAATAAAATGTTCTATCTCTTACTTGACTTAATCCATGTAATATAGATTTTGTTTTAAAGATACTAAACGTATAACCATGTTCTTCGCCAATCTTTCTTAATCTCTTTACTACTGGTTCTCCCATCTTACTTGCTAACCTTGGAGCGTTTTCTCCCCAGAATACCTTTGGTTGTACCTCACCTAGAACATATTCAGCTGATGTAAACATCCATTCGTTCATAGGATTATTACTTGCAGCTGATGGACTCAGTGAGCTGAGCCCTGCACATGGGCATACAGTATTAATCACATTAACTTTTTCTGTGTAACTCGCTCCCTCTGAGAGGTTCAAATATGGGACCTCATGGTTATAATGATGTAATAGGTGAGATTCATTAGCTTGAAAGCCCTCATACGTCATAATATACTTTGGTCTTTCTCCAAAGACATTTTCCATTGCTATTGTCTCTCCACCTATAAGTGGTACTATACTCGCATAACTCATGCAAAAAACTCCTCTAATCCTGCTGCTTCTATTCCATTCCAATATGGATAGAACTCTCTGGATAAATGTATTGATTGTGGTTTCTCCATATATTTAAAATCGAGCTTACCTTCTTTATTAAAGAGATGACCGGTCCATCTTTTGATACCGTATTCTTTCTCTATATAATCGTTAAATTTATTTCTTGCATCATTTCTTTCTGACCAAGAACCGTAAAATGGTTGTCCTTTATAATATCCTGATTGCGGTATTCTTCTACTTACATCTTCTATTGGAAGCAACTCATATATCTTTGCATTATACTTATGAGCTTCTTCAATATACCTATCAGCTAAATCTTCTATCTTTTGTCCTAGTCTAATTACATGATGTCTTATATCAATATTACCAAAATAACATTCAAGTTCTTCGTAATCAAATGGAATATATTTATCGAATCCTTCATTCAAAGCACCATTTAAAGTTTTGAATGGAACACTATTTACTGTCCAACCTGGTCGATACATGCAAATGGAATGACTATCACCAATAACTATTTTATTAGTTGGATTAGGATAGTCAATTGTTTCGGCTTCATTATACATGCGTTCTAGATTTTTAAGGTCTACATCATGCCATTCCGGTTGAACCTCTTTCTTAGCCGATTCCAGTTTTGATTTAACCATTTCGTGATACGGCGGGAAGTCGATTCCAATTGAAAAGACTCTGCCTTTGAACTTAGAAAAGTTGACAGTGTTCTTAACATAAGGAAAACCGTATACGCCACCAAACATATTAATTCCACCAGACCAATCAGTGCCGTGATAGACCCAAAGGTTATCATAATCATTGTGGTCTTGAATTTCTCCACCATAGTTAACATCGCAGTTTCCATATTTCTCCTTTATCATATCGCCATACATTACTCCTGCAGCTCCTCTATGAGAACCTGGCCTTTTGGCTATTGGAATAAATGGACAATTAATTATATTTTTCATTAGATATATTATACCATACTTTGGCACAAATGTAAACGTTTTTATTCAAAGAATTCAGTAAGATTATTCGTCTTCTGTACTCGTGCTACGCGTCTACGCGCGCATGCTCGCTCGTCTTCTCTTATCTGTAGGTATACACCAAACTGACATGACAACACTTCAGTTCCGTAGTATTTAAGAGAATCTTGTTCGTATTGAAACAATTTTGTACCGTCCTTCTTATTTATATTAAAAGCTTTAGGATGAAATACGACATTTTTTGTTAATCCTATTTCATCTGAATTTTCTCTCATATAGTATATTGCTTCATCATACAATTTCTTTGGAGCTTCTGGCCACATTAATTGTATTGTATATACTGCTCCTGGTCCAGGCGAAACAAATCTTTGGTCATGATGATACTTCATTTGTGGTAATACAGATGATGAAGCAGCTCCGTGAAATCCGTAGTAATGTCCAATGCCAGGCTGTTCTCTTAAAAGAGTATATATTTCTGACATATGATTACATTGTTGCATTCTTTCTAAGAATCCAGTATCTCTAAACGAAGATACCCATTCACATACATCAACTGCATGAAACTTTCTATCTTTATCGTTGTATTTTTCACGACAAAAGTTTCTAGATGCTGTTTGTATAGATGTATGTAATTCTGTTGTTCCCCAAATTGGTTGCTTATTCTTTATTGCTTTATCTAAATTACTACGAACAAATTGAATATAGTCTTGGTCATTATCTGCTATCTTATCAAAATCAACAAAGACATTATCTTCTCCTGATGCAAGAAAATGAACTCCTCTTCCACCATAAAAATGAGATATAAATGTATTGCCAACGATATTCATTATTGATGTATCTAAACTTGCAATCTCTTGACCAATGAATCTCATACGGTCATCTAATGTAATTGTTGGATGAAAATATTCTACATCTTCTCCAAGTCCAAAGTCATTTTTGCCATGACGATTTACTGATTCGTATTGTTCATCGCTATAACCAAGTTGAATTGCTGACCTTTGGTTTACTTTATATAGAAACCAATTGAACTCTTTCATGAGTTCTTTATCGTAATTCGACCAGTCGTAATTATATTTAGTACTTGACACGTTCCTCGTTATCTCTTTTAAGATGTACAATAGAAACATCAGGACATCTCTTTTGAATTTCTTTAATTTGTATTGGGTCATCTTCAAAATGCATTTGTATTTCTACGCCTAAGTCTTTTAGCATGTTAATCATCTGGCCTTTAAAAATGCCTGAAGCTTTTCTGCCATACAATGGATTATCTTTTACTCCATGTGTGATACGATGGTCTGGTAATTTTCTTTCTAATGGATTCATATAGAGAGTATTATATATCCCTCTACTATGTAGCATTTTTAATGTTGCTTCTCTATCAGCAAAAGGCCGCCCAGTAATAATGATGTCATTACTACCAGGTCTTACGCCTGTGGTGCCTTCACCAAAATAGATTACTCCATCGATGTCAAACGAATTAATTTTCATAATCGTTCTTCGCATCTTGAAAGGTGTGAGGCAGATTTTTTGCCTTCGGTCTATTTTCTTTGAGCTGAGGAGTAGTTATATCTGTCAATACTCTCCTAGCTAAAGCATCACATTCAAATTTGGCATCTTGAGTTTTGAGCTGTAATGGAGGAGTCTTTTGAGTCCATGCTGATGGTCCTCTTAAATATCCTACAATGCCCATCTCTGAAGCTACCTTACAAAATCTAATTGCTGAAACAACAACTCCACCAGAGTTTGGAGAGTCCTGAACTGAAAGTCTAGCTGACATTTCATATCTTGCTCCTGCAAATCCATACGCAACCATATCAAAGTTTGCTATTTTATTATCAGATGAGATATAATCTCCACCTGGTTTTTGTTGAACTGTAAGAGATGGACCAGCAAATAATGTCATACCTGCAGTTGATTCTCCTCTTACGCTGTTCTGTCCTTTTAAAACGTTTTCTTTTGATACATGTTTGTTATGTAATCTATATTGTTTTGCCATATTAAGAAAATCAGTATTCGCTGTTCTTCCTGTTCTTATATGCTCTTGTCCTTGTGTAGAACCAGCAGCCATATTCATTTGAATATGTTGTGTTACCATTAGACCTGAATCTAACATAGCACCTTGTAGAACTTCTGACATTCTTGAAGCTCCCCAGGCTGACCTCATATCTGAACCAACAATTGTGAGTCCTGCATCTATGAATCTTTGTTCAGTTGTCATAGCATCTTCTGTTGAGATTAATGTTGGTATACAATTAACGAAATGTATTCCTGCTTCTAAAGCAACATCAATCCAGTATTTAGAAGCTTCTTCTGAACCTACTGGTAAATAGTTAATTAATACATCTACATCATGATACTGTAATAATTCAACAGACCTTTCAAAAGATTCTGCTGGTACAGCTCCATTTACAAACGTAACTTCATCTGGATAATCGTGCATATGTGGAGCTATTCCGTCCATTTCTGGAGCTGAATAGACCATTGCATCTTTATCTACACATGAACTATTTGATGTAGTTGTAATTTTATCGACATGGTCCATAGCGCAATTAGGTTGAGCTCTTAAAGCCTTTGCTAATTTCTTATTTACTTTCCTTTTATCGATATCAAATCCTATAACAAACTCGATGTCATGTACTGAATATCCTCCGATATCTTCATACATTAGACCTATTTTGTCTTCAGGGTTTTCATTATAATATTGCACTCCTTCTACTAAAGATTTTGCGCAACTTCCAACGCCGATTATTCCGGCTTTTATTTTTGACATATTATTCTCCTTATATCAGTTTATTTGAGTGAGAAATTTGACTGGCGTACCAGAGTAGCTCACTATATACTATTAGTTATAACACTTATCAGACCACTTCCGAGGATAATGACTGCTGCTGTGTTTAAAATTATCAATGCCCTATCTTTCCAGATATTACCAACGACTAACCAACCAGCACATCCAACTAAAGATAATGTTTGGTCCCACATTGCAAGGTCAGGACTTGACCTAGTTGCCATAGCACATAATAAGAGTATAGAACTACCCCACTTTATATACCAATCATACGTGTACTTAGGAGTTGCACTCTTAAATATACGATTTGAATTTTCTAATTCTTCTTTATTAAATTTCGGTGAATTCATATACGACTTCTGCCTCTTTAAATATTTCATCTGTTTTATCTATTGCTTCTTTCCATCTATCAGGTGTACTTCCAGATATTGCAACAACTCTTGATACTCCTGCTTGAATTATACCTAATGCGCAATCACCGCAAACTGGTAAACCATAAATATAAAGAGTAGAATCTTTTAATGATATACCATTTTCTGCAGCATTATAAATGCAATTCATTTCAGCATGTACTACATATTGATACTTTATTTCTCTATTGTTATATCTTTCAGCAGTATCTTCGATTCCTTTTGGAAAGCCATTATAACCTGTTGCTAATATTTTTCTATCTCTTACGGCAATTGCACCTATTTTTCTACTTGGGTCTTTGCTCCATTGACGAATAGTATCAGCCAATTCTAAAAATCGCATATCCCATCTTTCTATTTCAATCAATGGCTTCATTTTACTAAATCAAAGTGCCTTTCATATACATGTAAGTTTTGTACTTGCCAATAAATGTGACCAAGTTCTAAATGCATTCCACTATAGTATAAATCGTTTAGTAGTTTTTCTTGTACGTGTCTTTGCCAAGCATAATCGTTTCTATAACCAAACATTACATCATTGCTTCTCATTTGAACAGCAGCATGTAAGTATCTGTCACGAATATAATAAGTGACAGCATTAGTACAAATAAAATCATTCTTACCGTTTTCTTTATATTCACGCCATATACTTGGTCTTTGATATATCATTGAAGCTCTACGAGAATCAGGATTAACCTCGCATAGCTCTTTAAGAACTTGATTGTATTGTCTATGGTATTTTTTACTGAATATAAGATGACCATAGTTAGAATTGATTTCACCATGAACATTAGCAGTATACTGCCAAGCTTGAGGTGGTTCTTTATTTCCTTCAGGATAGATATCTGTTATATTAGTAGAACATGATTCATACCAATCTAGTTCAGCTTGGATATACTCTTGATTTGGAGTACCAAATATTGCTGGTTTATCAGCAACAAAGGAAGCACCAATAATTTCTATAGTATCTACACCTGTTTTGTCTTTAACAAAATTGCCAGCTTTAAGATGTTTCTTAAATACTTCTGCAATATCTGCTGTACTATTCACTTGATACATTTGGCACCTTGTTATTAAACATATCTCTTTGTGGGTCTTGGCCTTCCATTTTACCACGAGCATAAGCTACTGCAAAAGAGCAATAGTTAATCATGTCTTTGTAAGTATCTTCGATGCTTTCGAAGTTTGGGTCATCAGCTGATTCAAGCAATGAAGTTGCTCTCATCATTTTACCAAGAATAATATCATGAATCGTATCAATGCCACGTCTATAATGCATAGCTTGGACTACTGTCGATTCTGAACTTTGATAGTCTTGTGATTTTTTAGTTTGTAGTTCTGCGCATTCTTGCAGGACTCTTAGGCTTTCTTTCATAATGTCTCCATAATTTATTAATATATCTATTATACCATAGTTTGGCGTAAATGTAAAGGTTTATTTTTTAAATATTTTACTACTTGTATGTTTGCGTAGTTCATCGCCTTTACCTGGAAAGGTTGTTATAAGTTTCATTTTACTAATCGGCCAACCTTCCATTTTTCTGCCAGTCTTAGTTGTTATTATTGTAGTATCTTCTCTGTCAGTACATTCCCATAACATTGCGTCAGGAGAATTGTCGTACTCAACAAAGAAAAGACGGTCAACTGATTTACATTTTTTAGCTTGATTTTTCCAAGCAGTGTTAACTGTAAAATAACCAAATGGATGACGATTTTGTGTCTTAACTTCTGCAGTTTCTTTACCAATCATTCCATCCTTTTCACTATCATATTTGTAAGTACTTTGAGTACCATTGTAATAATCAAACACAAGCTTTTCGCCTATGTCTCCCATCTTTTCTTTTTTCGTTACCATAATATATTATTCTATAATTGCTTTGATATGTTCTGCATCAATAATAACAGCAGCTTTTCCATCAACATTTACTGGCATTGATTTTGACCAATCCAAAAATACTCTTTGTCCTGACATTAATGGACCAAGAGCTCCTGTGCTTACAGATAAAATTAGTCCTGGTTTACTTGCTTTGTCAATTGTATCGGTAAGTATAATACCACCAGCTGATGTATTATCTTTTTGTACTTCACTTATAAGTACGTTGTTTCCTATCATTTTCATTTTTTTCTCCTATTTGTAAAATGTGTGATTGTTTATATAAACTGTTTCATTAAGTGAATCAGCCCAATAAGGGTAAACACTATCACTATGATAATGTGTTGAACCTTCTGTAATGTCTGGATAAGCTCCTTGGATTACATCTCTAGCTACGTGTAAAGATTTTAACCATGTCGGACTATCTTCTGGGTCATCTGATTTTCCATCACAGAACCAGCTGAATTGACATTGATATAGTATTGGTACCATATTGCCTTTCCAATTTTGTTTTAATTTAGCTTGGTATATTACTCCACAAATATCTGCAGGGTAATTCATATGTTTTGTTCTATTTAAAACTACATGAGCAACAGCAACTTTACCAGCTAATGGTTGATTACCAGCTTCAAAGTAGATGTTTTGTGCCATACAATAAATATCGTTATTTGCATCGCTTGCTCTTACTTGACCTGGCAATAATAATATAAACATTAGTAAAGAACCAAATGCCATTCCATATAGAAATGCTTTAAACGGGTGTGTATCTTTATTCATTAATAATACCTTCTACCCAATTTTCTGCTGTATTTTCAGCATATCTTTCTGAATGATTGTGGACTTTTCTTGTTGCATGAAAATCAACGCCTTCAATTAAATCAACTTCAAACCCAAGTTTTGTTTTAAATACTTTTGCCACTCTATTACCTTTTTGATATTGGTGGTATACTTCTCTTTCTGTCATATAAACTCCTATATGTTATTTTTAAACACGAATTCGATAGCTCGTGCAGCTTCTTTTTCTAAATCTCTTTTATTATACCAACCACCAGTATCAGTATCTAAATCTCTGCAGATATATTCTATTTCTTTTGGTGTAATTGGATATCCTTTACTGTGAGCATTACCAGCTGTTGTTAACATGATTTGATACATCTTTGCATACCAACCAGTTCCATTGATTACTTTATATTCATCAACTTGTTTCTTATTAACGAAAGGACAATCACGATATGACGTCCATGTATAATTTGTATTGTTTAATTCGTTTCTTTTTCTTTCAAGTAAAGCTTTTTGTATTGCTTCAGGAAATCTATCGAACATTGTTTGATTAGGTTTAACGTATGGATATTGTTCCATAAGCTTATGTGGGTCCATAGTATCTCCGTCATGAGAGAATATGAAATTAAAACTGTTTTTATATTTAGCAGGAACATAATACATTCTGCTTAAGTCTTTGGTTTGAGCATCAGCAATATCGCCAATCTCTTTATTTAAAGCATACCAAAAATGCTTAATGTCTTCTTTGTTAACGACATCAGTTAATGGAAAGACGAGTCTAAACTTTGGCGATTCAACTGTAGACGATGCTGTTGAATAACATACATAACGATACTTATCATACTTTGATTCAATATCTTTCATGTCACCATCATAATCATCGATATCAAGAATACCAAAGCCAGCCCAACCTACAACATTATCATTTGCACGTGTAGTACCTGTTTGATATATTGCTGGACTTAAAAGCGGAGCGTCTTTCTTTGTAGGATATTTAGTCGACTCAGAAAGCTTATAGAGAATAGCCTCGAACTCGTCGAAACTATTATAATCCATACGCTTATCTGTTTTGTTATCGTATATGCTATCAAATATCGTTAAACTTACCATGATTTCCTTCGTGTGAAGGAGCCTCCCAACCTTCTGGTTTTATTAAGTCTGGTAATCCTAGTGGATTTGGTCTTGATTCTTTTACACCTACTTCTTTTGATAGGTTTGCTTTAAGCACTTCATCCCATGCTTTATATGCATCAATACCAAATGCATCAAGAGTACCAATAGCAACAACACAAATATCAATAAGACCATCAACAATTTCTTCTGGGTCTTTATGTGTAAGAGCTGCTTCTGTTTCCATTAGTTCTTCTCTTATAAACTTAACTCTAAATTCAAGATACTTACGTAGCTTTTCAGCATCGTCTCTATTATTATGAATCCACGACTTTACGCCATATTTGTATTGCATATCGGATATATCTTTTACCCAGTCTTTGCTCATGTAATAATTCCTGATTTTGCTGTTACGATTCCACTATCCATTTCTCTTACCTGGTCAACGATTTGGTCAACTGGGTCAACGATGAATAGCACAAATTTGTTATCAATAGTAATACCATCTTTAGCTTTTGTATAAGCCATGAACGGCATAAATCCAATCTTACCTTCTCCAGCTGGAATAAGTGAATATCCATCTGTGATTGTAATTGAATCTTCATTCTCTACTACTTTACCGATAACTTCCTCTCCTGAGGATAGTCTTACTAATTTCATATTTTTCTCCATATTAGTCTATTATACCACATTTTTACGTAAATGTAAACGTTTTTATCCAAAAAAATCCTCAAGGTTTGCGACTTCTTTCGAAGACCAGCCTACTGCTTCCAAGACTGGTTCAATAGGGTCAAGGAATGTTTTTTGAAATTGGGTCTCATGGTCTATGTATTTAGTTAAGCCAAACTCCTCTGGGAGGTAGGATGGAAACGCAATAACATTTTCATGAATTGAATTTGGTTGACGAAGATATAAGAACTTAATCTTTTCGCCATTGTTAATGAGTTCGTATTTCTTTTTAAGTTGCATGTCTTCAATCAATTTGTTATAGAGTATCGAGCCACGAACGTGAATGGGTGTACCTTTTTTGTACAATGAATTTCTATCTTGGAACTTTTTAACTTGAGTTACACCACGAGGAAATGCAATTTGGTCAGGGTCAAGAGTTTTGAAATAGTTTTTGAACTGTTCAATAGCTTCTTGTACTGTCCTTTCATCTTCTTTCATAATGACTTTGAATATATTTTTAAGAGCGTCACGACATGGTTCAGGTGTAGAAGACTTAATGGCTTCAATACCCATAATTTTAAGCTTTGGTTCAGCATATCTTACGCCTTCGTTATCATGTACATTCATAATATATCTTTTCTTTGCAGTCCAAAGCGCACGATCAGCGATTGCTTCACGTTTCATAACCATACGATTATCTACTCCACCAAGATACTTATACAACTGGTCGTAGGACTTTTCAAGCTCTGGTTCAAGAGCTTCACTTGCAACTTTATCTAAGAAGTCAATTTTATTTTCAGGTTTGAATTTTTGAACAAAGTCATCTAAGCATACATACAACGAATCTGTGTCGATGGCAATGACATAGTCTTTCCATTTTTCAGGTTTGAGCACTCTGTTGAGATAGGTGTTAAGCGAAAATTCGGCCCATCGAATTGTAAGTTGTCCGGTGAGGGTAATAGCTTCTGCGATTCTCTGGTCGAAGAATCGAAAATAGCGATTGCCAAGAGCACCATACAAACTGTTAAGAAGAATCTTAATAGCCATTTGTCTGTTTTCTGCAATAGCGATGTCTCTTTCGATTTGATATAGTTTTTGTTTGTCATTTTTATCTACCTTTTCTTTTTCTTTTTGAGCATTAATCATTTCTTGTTTAATCCCTACACGCTCTTTGTACATTTCATCGATGATGAATGGGATTATACCTGGCTTGTCTACGTTAAAGTACTGGCCATTTGCCGCA